CTTTCATGGGGTAATTGGCAATAAAAAAAGCGCATTTTATTAAACACGCCATTTTACCTCCTTGTAATGCGAATTGCAGATTTTTTATCTAATCTCTCAAGCATTGCTACAGTGTATGGCTTAAACTGAATGATTTCATCCATAGATTTATAGCACCACACCGTAACCTCGTTATATTTTCCTGTATCAAGTTCTTTAAACATCCTTAATAACTGAGCATCAGTCACACCATCAGGAACAATAACCCGATAATTAATCCTCTTTACCCTTTCGTAGTTTGCTTCGTCTGAATTAACCACAGCAAAGCCTGACGGGCTATGTATGGCTTTTTCTACATCTGCAGGTGTGTTTATATATCCATGCTTATTAACAATTGATGACGGCTTTCTCCTGAAGGCAGAGGATAAAAATTTTAACATAGTAAGACCTCCTTATTCTATTCCTGCTTTAGCTCTGTTTTTGGCATCAAGTTCAGCTTCCCACAAAGCATTATCTTCTTCTATTGCTTGTTGCTGAAGCTTTCTTCTTTCTTCTATTGGTAAACCAAAAATATCGTCGTTGACAATAGCTCGATGCACACAATGACAATTAACACGCTCTGAAGCAGGCAGAGAAATATCTCGTGGGAACATGGCCTCATAGGTCCCGGTCGGTGCATATATGACAAACGGTTCATTCTTTTTAACGATTGTACCATCCATAGCTTGATGATGTGGCCTAGGTTTTATTTTGTGCTCTCCGGTATGTTTCCACTCCTTCCGGTCTACTGCTGGACTCTGCCTTATAGCTTCCTCTTGGGAGTAAGAATGAGCTGTCAGCATTTCTGTAATAGCAGTAGCTCTTGCCCGTTTACGGCTAAACCCATAACTGTCCATGAGTTTTTCCATCACCTGCTGAACACTATCTCCATTTTCAAGGCCTTTATTGAGAATTCGCTCAAGTTCTTCATGTGATCCGAGCTTCATTATTCTGCCAAGCTCTTCGCTCCAGCTTTTTATCCAGTCAGATGTCCTTTCACTGAACATGGAAAAAGCTAAATCTTTATCTATTTGCTTGATGTATGAGTCTGTCAAGCTACGAAGTGCTTTTTCAAATATGTCTTTGAAAACCTCAGCCAGTTTCTCATCAGTCAAGTCTCCCTCTAAAAGATTCGGCATAATGTTGTTTATTGCAGTTTCAAGGTCAACTCCTTCTATCTCTCCAAGGAAATACTCCAATTCCTGCTCAAGAATTTCCGCTATGGCATCCTCAAGGCTGTTTATATTTTCGACGGTTTCCGAAGCATTAAGATAACCTTCCTCATTGAGCCTGTCGGTTAAGTCGTCATCAGCCTTGCTTATGTAAGTATCAAGAGCTTTTATCAATGTCTCAAACTCATTCATTCCGACACCTTCTCCTTCTCCCGGCTCATTTTTTGGAGCAGTTTTTTGACTTCCTTCATAATAACAACAATGTCATCTTCCTTTGAGTCCATAGCCTTTTTGATAGCCTGGTCTATCTGTTCAGTTATGCTTTGACCGGTACTAGAAGATGAATTTATTTGAGTTTTGGTAACTGCAAGCGGAATATCTCCCCATTCTTCCTTATACGGCTCTGCAACCCTCCCAAGAGTTTCAAGAGTAATTTCTTTTGCAGTATTTGGTGTCAATCCTCCTGCACGTTCAGTTATATTTAGAATTTTGAAGATATCATCAGGATTTGTAATATCCGGAGCTTTGAAATAAACTTCCACATATTTAAACTGATAGCAGTTAAGAAGCTTGTTGTTGATGGTCCATGCAAGGCTTTTGCGTTCAGGAATAAACACCTGTTTTTCTGTTACTTCCATGGCAGTCTGAGCAGTTGCTCTGTTAAAGTCTGAGGTATAGCCAGTATACAGATCCGGTAACCGGAATGCTGACTGCACCTTTTTACGGGAATTCTCAAGGTAATCCTGGAAGAGTTCATCTTTTTGCAGAATAGAAGCCATATCCTTTACTTCAACAGATGGTGTCTTTTCAGCTTCAAAATCTACCTTGTTTTCATTCTCTTCAACCTCGAGCACAAGAAAAGCATGCTGCCCAGCTTCACCTTTTATATCGTTCATGTATTCTTTTAGCTTTGTGAAGCTATCATCGGACAGTGCCCCGCCTTTAACAATAATCATCAAAGGTGTATGTCTTCCTTCAGAAAAATAGTTATTATTAAGATTTTCCGCTTTCCTTGCCCCATCTACACTTAAAACCTGCCCTATCCACCGGACCGTACCATAGTCGCTGGTACCAATGGCGAATTCAAGTATCTCATTGGCTTGGTATTCAAGCTCCAGTTCATCAACATATTCGCCATTTCTTTTATCCATGATCCGAGGGTCGCCCATCTCTTTAAAGTATACAACCTTGCCGTTCTTTTCCTGCTTGTATTTGCAGAATTTCTTCAAGCGTTTTATAGGCATACCTTTATAGAAAAATTCAACTTCAACCGCTGGGTCAAGAGCTGCAGTCTTTCTTATAGATGGAGTATCTTTGATGAACTCTATCTGAGTAACCTCTCCCGCAATATTCCTGATAACTTCAAGATATGCTATTCCATAAGTTTCTCTTTCCTCAATAAGATCTTCAAATACTTCTTTGGTATCCATATCCATGTTGAGCAAGTCAATAATGCTAACCGCCTTTTCATATTCCGTAGCCATCTCTTCAGTTTCTTCAATGTCATCCTTGTATTTTATCCCAATACCAAAGCCTGCAATATTATCTTTATAAGCTCTGATACATTGAGGCAGGATAGTTGAATGGTCCACCAATTCTTTTAATCCCTGCAAATCCGCTGGAGGTTGAAGCCATACCAATGCATTATTATCAGTAATAACATTTGACTCTGCAGCCTTCTCAATAGGTTTGTTTGGCTCTGCAGCCTTTATTATTTTTGCTGAAATAGTAGGTTTATGTTTCGCATTACTCAAGCTTTATCATCTCCTTTCTTACGGTCTTTTATGGACACAGGCAAGCATAATAAAAGAACGCAGTCAGCTTCATCAGGACTGGATAAGCCGCGTTTTTTCATATCTTCCTTGCTCTCAATCTTTATTTTGCTGTTATCCGTCATGGTGTATTTGCGTACTGACAGTTGCCCGACCAGGTCATTATCATTGGGTAATATAAGCTCTACCGGCTTCGGATTCCCTTCTTCATCCTTATTGCTCAGCAAGCCTTTAACTACATTCATCATGTAAGTAGTAGAATCATAGAAATATTTGTGCTTTATCCTGACACCGAATTTAACCGGGATTATCTCCATCCACCAATACAGTGATGGGTTACTCCTTTTTATTTGTCTGAGCCTGTCAACAACTCCACCGCCAACGCCGCCATCATCAATCTTAATAGGTATTTTGTATTTGAATTTATGCTTATCAATAAGCATCTGTCCGAGTAACACAATGTCGGCAGCTGTCCTCATGGTGTCCTGCCCGTTGAGCTTCTTATAAAACTCCACCTTCTCATTAACCTTGAATCCAATAACAGTCTTGTCGTCTCCAAATCTGGCGACGTCACAGCCTATGTCTATAGACTCTACAGGCTTTTCTTCAGGCTCACTCATTATGCTGGCTTCGATGAGAGATAGAGGAATAAATACATCATCCTCCTGGAGGGGAAACTCACCTAATACCCTGACCCGTACCACATTGCTTTCTGCTCCATACTTGCGGATGAGAGCTTCAATGTTCTCTTTATTGGTCCTTGGACTATCTATAGATGAAACAGTATGGCAGCGGTATATTGCCCGGTCTACAGTATGACTGTCATAAAAGATGCCCGACGTTTTCGTCGGGTTTCCACACATCAAAAGCTTATTGTTTTTACCGGAAAGGGTACCGAGTATTGCTTCCAGGATTGGATCAGCGACACCGGAGGCCTCATCCACGATAAACAGCATGTTGTCTTCGTGAAATCCCTGCATGTTTTCAGGCTTTGTGGCCGTCCTTGCAACTGCAAACCATCTTTTCTCAAATCCGACCATGTAGATATATGTCTTGGTCCATTTGAGTATATGAGTGAGCAGCGGGCTTTTCGATTGCCACTTTGCAACCTCCGACCAAAGCACATCATGGAGCTGCTGCTTAGTAGGTGCAGTTGCTACTACTCTTG